TTCTCCTGAAGTCTTCGAGGTCGTCTTCGGTGTCGACGGTTGATGCGAGCAACAGACCAAGAGCCTCATCCGCGTTCTTTCCAGACAAATCAAACATTCGATAACCTGGAAAGTGACGAGAAATGAGGATTTCTGTCGGAGCGTGAAAGGTAATGAATTCAGTTGAATCCATGAGTATTGAATCCTCGGTGGAATACTCGTTGAGTGATCCACCGTAACCTAGCGCCTGGTCAGCCAAGATTTTCGAAACATTAAAAGCCGACATCTGTGGCCCCATTGTCTCTGGTTCCGGACGTTCAATGAGATCGGGAACGCCATTCGCATTCTCGTCACCTGGTGTTGGTGTTATTTTCTTCTTCGCCATTAGATTTGCTCCTTATTGATTGAGTTGAGCTGAATTTCGGAGAACAATGAAAAGTTCTCCACATGAGCCGGGACAACAAAACCTGTCTCGGATACTACGTCAAAATTTCTGTTCATTGACGGATCGAACGTGAATGGAAGAGGTTGCCGTTGTGTTCTATCAGCAACTGTTCCAGTGAAAACGCCCTGGTTGACGGACTCTACGATAATGAACGCAGGTACGGCAGACGAGACTTTCTCGGTGAACGCCTTCACATAGAGGGGATCGCTTTGAAGCGGATTGACAGTAGCGACCATGCTGATACCGTGCATCGCCAAAGAGTTTGACACTCTTGTCAATGACGTGAAGAACGGCATGATGATACCTTTATCACCGGCCGGACCTTCAGTTTCGAAAGCAGCGGCTCGAAGTGAATCAAGCACGATCAAGGTCGAACTATTGAATGCCTCAAACGCTCCATATAGAAGAGCTTCGTCGATGTCGTTGAACATGGGCAGATTATCGAGTTCATCTTGATTATCTGGAGGTTCAACTACGAGGTAGCGTTTCGCGGAGGGCAACTTTCTGACTAATGATGACTTACCCGCGGCTGTACCACCAATGATGACCGTGAGCCCCAACGGAAGAGGCATCCCGACGTTACCATTGATGAGGAAAGGCAGAGTGAACTTCAGCGTGCGGCCACCCTTGGACTCGAGCACCTGCTTGTTGATAGCTGGTGAATCGAAAGCCCTGGTGTCTCGAACCCTGAGTTGGGGCTTGCCCGTCTTGAGATCGATCATACCCACACCTTTGCGGGAGAATAGATTGAACTCGGTTATTCCGCTCACGGGCACAATCTCTCCCGTTACCTGAACGTCAGGTTCATTCGTTGTACTGTCCATTTAATACTCCTGTTTGGACGACTCGTATTCATCAAGTTCAACAGTCGGAACTTTGAATAAATGACGAATCTGGTTAAAGAAGTCAACAGCTGGCAGCGTAGCTACAATACTGTCTAGAACTTCTGGTGACACATCATCCGGATCAACCCTATAATGCAGGTAATCTGGATTCGCGATGACCATCGCATCTATCGCGTCGAACTGTTGCCGCCTAGCAACTGATCGAGCGATTAAGTACGGATTAACGCCAATGTGGTTTCGAACTTCCTCTTCGTATATTCGGTTCAGATCCCTGAAGATCGGAGTCCGAGCGTACTGTTGATATCGAGCAAGAACGCCTTCAGAATAGAGGACTGGTGCTTTAGTCTGTATTCCATGTTCCCTGGCTAATGCGTTGACGATGTATGTTAACGGATTAGGATACGCCCTTTTGACACCTCCATCCATAGCGAATACATCACCAAGGAATATAACGGGTGTTTCTGGTTCCAGTACCGCATACGGCGATTTAGCCTCTTTCAAAATTCTAGCGACTACAGCTGAATTTGTCATCAAAGTGGCGTCATCACCCATATCCAGCATGCCATGATCATTGTTCTTTCCTTGGAGGAAAGCCTCGATCTCAGACGGTGAACTGATAGCTCCAGCATCCCGGAACAATATGACATACACGAACGTCATCCACAGCTTGCCGATATCAGGATTGATGAATATACCAGACGGTAGACCAGTGCTTAGACCCTCATCTCCCGAAAGGGGATCAGGTCCGAACACTGGATTGTAGCTGTCGTGTGTTCTCTTCCAGGGTGAAGCAGCAACATAAGACGAGTCCATCATCCTTTCGAGAACTTTCACTAACCGCTCGTCCCAATATTTCGTCAACTCGGAATAGAAGAACTTGAAAAACCACTTCGGTAGTGTCGTGTCCATGTTTGCAACGTCCGATCCTACAACATACTTATAGCGCGAGATTCGCGACTCCTTGTCTTCTGGACCTCGTGTCTTGTACGTGAACGCGAAACGATTGAGGTACACTTTGCGTACACAACCCATAACTGCGGTCATCGTGTAGTTAAGTATACCTGACATTCCGAACACACTTCTCCTTCTCATGGCGAAATGATTCTTG